CACAGTTGCCCGAAACCCCATCAACCCATCCCGTCAGCGAAAGAAAGGTGTTGTCACCGATCTGGACGCATCGGGTGGATTTTCAACTGACCTGACCCTGACCAACATGCAGGACTTGCTGCAAGGTTTCTTCTTTGCCGATCTTCGTGCCAAGACTGAATTCGGTGGCGGTGGTGAAATCACAGGTGTTGTCACTGCGACCGACGATTTCCAAGCTGCATCCGGCCTTGACGCCTTTGCCGCTGACGATCTGGTCTTTGCATCTGGCTTCACGGACAACAATGGTCTTCATCAGGTGACAGTCGCTGCTGCTGCTGCACTGACGGTGGCAACCAACCTTGTCGATGAAACCCCCGGTGCCCTTGCCAAGCTTGTCAAAGTCGGCGCGATTGCCGCTGCTGATGATCTTGGCGTGGACGTGTCTGGGACATTGCCAGCATACACTTCCACCCTGTTCGATTTCACTGACCTTGGGCTTATCCCCGGCGAATGGATTTTCATGGGTGGCGATGCTGTGTCTGACCAGTTTGTCAACGCTGCGAACAACGGCTGGAAGCGCCACGTTGATGACGATTGACAAATCTGACCTGACCATGATCGCTGAAACGCTGGTCAGTTCGGAAACGATCCAAGTGTTTATCCCACGGACGATCAAAAACGAAACTGGTGGTTCCATCGTTCGTCGGACCTACAATCTGGAACGTTCTCTGGGTCGCGCTGACACAGCTGATGTTGCTGACCAAACTGAATATCTGGTCGGTGCCGTGCCCAACGAACTGGTCATCAACGTCCCACAGGCTGACAAGATCACTGCTGATCTGTCGTTCGTGGCGACGGACAATGAACAGCGGACTGCAGCTGAAGCACCCAAGACAGGCACCCGTGCGGTGCTGGTCGAAAGTGATGCGATCAACACCAGTTCCGATTTCAGTCGGATCAAACTGGCACAGGTCGTGCCCGGTGATGCTGCACCCACCCCACTGTTTGGTTTCGCAACGGAACTGACCATGACGATTGCCAACAACGTTTCGCCCAACAAGGCGATTGGTGTTCTTGGCGCGTTCGAAGTCACTGCAGGCACCTTTGCGGTGTCCGGTGAACTGACTGTCTATCTGTCCGACATCGCAGCTGTTGCAGCCGTGCGTGGGAACAATGACATCACCTTCGACATCGCCATTTCCAAAGCGAATGCCGGGATGGTCATTGACATCCCACTGATCGCCTTGGGTGATGGTCGTGCGAACGTGGAACAGGATCAGCCAATCACTTTGCCGCTGACGATGGACGCTGCAACTGCAGCCAAGATCGACGCGACACTGGATTACACCATGCTGATTTCCTTCTTCGATTACCTGCCCGACGCTGCAGACAGTTAATCCCTGCAATGAAATAAAGATGGCAACCGGCCTTGATTGGCCGGTTGTCTTCGTATAACACCCCAATAGGCCACATAGGGCCGACAAAACGCAGAACCCTTAGAAAAGGAAAACCAATGTCTTCAACAATGTATCAGAACCACGCCACGGACACACAGTTCGAACGCAAAGGCGTCTGGGTTGACTACGGTGGATTTCGTGTGCTGGTCGTAAAGGCTGGTGGTGCGAACCGCAAATACCTGCAGATGATCGAACGTGAAACCAAGCCGGTTCGTCGTGCGATGGCTGCTGGCAGCTTGACCGAAGAACGTGCCAAGCCAATCATGATCAAAGTCTTCAGCGAAACCATCGTCTATGGCTGGCAGGTCTTCCAAGCATTCGAAGATGACCACGACGGCAAAGGCACCAAGGCACAGCTGGACGAAGGCGGCATCTGGAAGGACGGCATCGAACAACCGGATGGTTCTTTGGGCAAGTTCACCAAGGAAAATGTCGTCGCAGTGCTGACCAATCTGCCTGCAGTCTTTGGCATGATCAAGCTGGACGCGATGGCTGACGACATCTATCTTGCCACTGTCCGGGAAGAAGAAGCGGGAAACTGACAGCGGTCCTGATCTATATGATTGAACAGGGTCCGACTGAACAGAACATCATAAAGCAGGCGATCCGTGCAGGGTTGCCTATTCCCAAGAAAATTGCTGAAGCACCGGAACTTGATTTCGGTCTTCAGTTCTATCTGAACGCATTCTATGAACTGGAAAGCGAACGTGTGGTTGGGCTTGATCTTGGTCCAATCCCCCGGCACGCGATCCTGAACTATGCCCGTGAATTGGGCTGTGATGAAGAAGAATTCGATGACCTATATTTCTTCGTGCGACATCTGGACGTGACATTCCTGAAGCATCGTGCCAAGAAAAACAAATCTTGATGAAAACAGGGGTTCGCGGTATGAAGAACCATGGCACTGCACAAAACATTTGGATCGCTTGGGAAGAAGTTGACGAAGATCGGAGTCATAATTGACAAACGATCAACTGACATCCTTCGGAAAACGGCTTTGGTGGTCGATCAAGTGGTCATTACGGGAACACCTGTTAAGTCTGGCCGTGCTAGGAGTGGTTGGGACGTCGCTATTGGGGTTGAACCCAATACCGTGCCATCTTCTGAACCAGTCAGTGCCGAAGCCGGAACCGCTGAAGCATTGTCCCAAGGACGACGTGTGATAGAAGGCTATCGGTCGGGTCAACCCGGCATTTACATCAGCAATGGATTGCCCTATATCCAAGCCTTAGAAGACGGGTCTTCTGGCCAAGCACCAGCTGGGATGGTCGATCAAGCAGCACTGGCTGGCAGGGAATTCGCCAAGGCACAAAAACTTCTGAAGGGAATTCGTTGACATGACCGAACGCTTGACGATCCTTGTTGAAGAAAAAGGCACCCGTGTTGTCAAGCGCAGAATGGCTGAACTTGGCAAAGGTGCCAAGGGTGCTGGTGACAATGTCAAATTCTTGAAAGCTGCACTGGCTGGCGTGATTGCCGCTGGTGTCATCGTTGCGTTCGCTGCTGGTGCACGTGCTGCAATCGAACTGGCAGATGCGCTGGCTGAAGTCAGCACCCTGTTGGGTGATGTGCCACAGGAATTGGCAGAACTGGAAGCCCAAACCCACAGCCTTGCCGTCGAATTTGGATCACTGCCAACCGAACAGGCTGCAGGCTTTTATCAAATCATTTCCGCTGGTGCAGCAGACGCTGCTGAAGCGACCGACATCCTTCGTGCATCCAACAAGCTTGCCGTGGGTGGTGTCACAGACGTTGCAACCGCTGCTGATGGCCTGACGACCGTCCTGAACGCCTATGGCGACGGGGTGGATGGTGCCACAGCCGTGTCAGACGCGCTGTTCGTCGCCATGAAGGCTGGTAAGACCACCATTGGTGAACTGTCAGCCGCAATCGGTAAGGTTGCCCCACTGGCTGCACAGGCTGGCGTTGGCTTCGATGAACTGCTGGCATCTGTTTCTGCATTGACCAAGGGTGGTATTTCCACACGTGAAAGCGTCACCGGGGTCCGTGCGATCCTTGCTGCAATCGTGAAACCGACCAGTGAAGCTGCTAAACTGTCCAAAGAATTGGGAATTGAATTCACAGCAGCTGGTCTGAAAAGCAAAGGCTTCGCTGGCTTCCTTGAAGAAGTCATCACGAAGACCGGTGGATCGACTGCACAGATGGCGCAATTGTTCGGTGGTGTGGAAGCACTGGTGCCGATCCTTGCACTGGCTGGCGCTGCTGGTGAAGACTTCGCACAAATCCTTGAAGACATGACCAACAAGGCTGGTGCCACAGAAGAAGCCTTCGAAAAGATCGCCAATTCCCCCGGCTTCCAGCTGGGACGTCTTGCAGCTGCTGCACAGGTCGAACTGATCAAGCTTGGCAACGTCGTGTTGCCTGCTGTGACGGCTGCTGCACGCTTCCTTGCTGACAACCTTGGGACCATCGTCGCAGTCGCCAAAGGCGCTGCAGCTGCGATGCTGCTGCTTGCTGCACCATCCATTGTGGCAGGCATCCTGAAGGCAGTTTCAGCCGTCCGACTCTTGACCCTTGCCATGGCAGCAAATCCCATCGGGATCATCGTCGTTGCTTTGGGCATCGCCATCAGTCTGATGATCAAATTTGCTGACACCCTTCGCTTCGGTTCCAGCGGTCTTGCCACCCTTGGTGATGTGGCTGCTGTTGTCTGGGACAAGATTGTTGTCGGTCTTAAATTCATCGCTGAACTAAGTGGCAAAATCTGGGATGGAATGACTGCAGGTGCACGGGGTTTCGTGGAAAATGCATCATCGTTCTTTGGTGGATTGCTTTCCAAGGTCAACCTTGACTTCGAAGGAATGGCAAACATTGCGAAGAAGGTCGCGAACTTCATGATCGCTGTCTTCAAATCGTTCATTGATGTGACCATCGGCAACTTCAGAACCTTGCGTGATGTGGCAATCGGAATTCTGTCTGGGATCGCCCGATCAGCGCAACTTGTTGGGCTTGGGCTTCAGGCTGCAATCAATCTGGATTTCAAGAACGCTGGACGTGCCTTTGAAGGTGCCTTCGACGGTCGCACATTCGACTTCAGTGCAGCGACAGCGTCTGCTGAAGAAACAGCAAGGACTGTGGGCGAAAACTTCGGTCGTGATTTCCTTGGTGAAGCTGGTGCTGCAATCACTGCATCAGCCGAACTGGTGACCAATGCGGTTGACAGTGTGTTTGATGAAGCTGAAGCACGTGCACAGAACCGTGCAGCTGATGCCCGTCTGATTGCGCTGGCGTCTGTCACAGCCAGTGTGCCCGGTTCTGAAGGGGCAACGATCCCCGGTGCACCCGGTGGCACCACAGGTGGTGGGACAGCTGCGACATCGAACGCCAATTCTGAAGCACTGACCAAAGAAAACATGTTGCTGAAAGCCCAAAAGGAAATCCTTGAAGGGATGCGTGCACCGCTGGAAGATTTGAACATCCAGAAGCTGGCACTGAAGAACTTGCTGGACGCTGGCAAGATCAGTTCCGAAGAATTCAGCGCTGCAATGCGCGACCTGAACGTGGAAATGACTGCACTGGACAACACCATCGGTGGTGGACTGCTGAACGGTCTTGCCCGTATCGCACAGGAAGCCAACAACATTGGCGAACAAATGTCCAACTTCGTCGTTGACGCCTTCAACAGCGCGACCGACGCCATCGTCCAGTTTGCCAAGACAGGCGAATTCAATGTCCGACAGTTCTTCCAAGACCTGTTCGCACAGCTGCTGAAGCTTGCAGCCAACCAACTGTTCAGCCAGCTGCTGGGTGGACTGCTTGGCGGTGGGGGTGGCGGTCTTCTGTCCAGCCTGTTCGGTGGTGGAATTCCCGGCTTCGCTACTGGTGGGGAATTCACGGTCGGTGGTGATAATTCCGCGACTGACAGTCAGCTGGTTGCTTTCCGCGCCACAAAAGGCGAAAAGGTATCTGTGGAAACACCCGGTCAGCAAGCCAATGGTGGCGGTGGCGGTGGAACGACCGTGGTCCAATCACCACCTGTCAATGTGGCTGCTGTGCTTTCACCTGCCGACATCGTCGGTGCATTCGATAATCCAGAAGGCGAAACCGTGATGATCAATATGCTACAACGCAACGCTTCAACCGTCCAACAAATCGTGTCAGGATCATAATATGCCCTTTGCCACCGGAACAGCAGACACAGCAGTCGAACTGCAGACCATCATCAACACCTTGGTGACCGCCAACAGCTGGACAAAGCTGCGTGGGGAAACGGACATGGCATGTGCTTCACCCAAGGCTGCGCGATACTGGCGCATGCTGTGGTTTGAAGAAGAAAGCACGGGTGGAGACTTCAGGCAAATTCGCGCTATGGAATGGCGAACCGCTGTTTCTGGTGCTGACATTGCAACAACTGACACAAGCTATTCTGCTTCATCTGGACCAGCATCTGGTTCCTTCCAGAACATCATTGACGACAGTGGAACCCCATTCCAGACACCGGACATTGACGACCAGTTGTTCTGGATCAAATATGATTTTGGATCAGCAACCATCATCCGGGAACTTCTGTTCCGGTGCAGCAATGACGCCCGTGCCCCACGGAACTTTGTCATCCAGTGGTCCAATGATGACGTCACGTGGACCACCATGTTCCACCAATCAGTCAACTTGGCTTGGGTCGATGATGAAACCAAAATCTTCACGTTTGATGATGCATTCCTTGAAGGTCGGCACTTTTCTTCGACCATCTGCAGGCGTCGTGGCAATCCATTGACTGTCTTGCAAAATGCCAGTGTCTTGGACAAGGATCAGGAAGATGGAACCTTTGTCTGGCAGGGTCCGGGATATGATGCCAATCGTCGTGTCTTTATCGGCATGCGATCCTTCTTTGACATTTCAGTTGGAACTGAATGGCTGCAGATAAAAGGGTTCACTGACTATGACACCAACCTTTTGGACTGGGACTTGAATGAAAATGCCGACACAGGTGAAAGTCAATTCCTGTTGCTGTCTTCATCTGGCTTCACCTATTGGATTTATGTGAACAGCATTCGGATCATCATCGTCATTCGCAATGGCTTGGACGACTACACCAGCGCCTATGCTGGGTTCACAGCAGCCTTCGCCCTTCCTGCTGATTGGGCACAACCACTTGCGATCATGGCGACGGCTGACACCCGTTCCAACATCACATCAACTGAAGCATATCTTAGTTCATTCTGCGATCCCGGTGAATTTGGACAAGCCCGTTGGTTGGATTGGAACAATGTCTGGTCCACCATCACGAACAGAAATGGCACAGCGACATTGCTTTATGAAGCGACCCCCCTGAATTGGGTCTTTCCTTGGCATGTCGGGATCAATGGCGACGGCACGTGGCCAAGAACCACAGTCGGTGACAACGACACCTTCAACACCCACTGGTTGGACAAGATGCAACCGACCGAACAAGGTGACTTGCCAATCATACCAGCAACGATCTGGAACAGAACCTATGGTGCAATGGGTGTCCTTGATGGCGTCTATGCGGTGCCGGGTGGTGGGATTGTGACTGTTGAACAGGTCATCACCATCGCTGCACAGGACTATCGGGTGTTCGCTTCACGGGAAGACCGTGACGGGCAAAACTTTTTCTTGATAAGGGAAGACTGAAAATGGCATATTCAACTGGTTCAGGAACCTACACGCAGATGATGGACGCTGTCGCGGTCCATGCCGTCGCTGATGGCTGGGTCGAAGATGGTGGCGGTGGATCAGGGTTCCCGATTTCCAAGGGTGTCAACAGGGGTGTGGACTTTACAACCTTCACCCAGTCCGACCAGAACGTGACCGCTGGCTATGGTGGGGGCAGCACATTCACGGCGCGATATATGCGTCTTGGGATCGGCACCACCCCGGCACTGGCGACGACAGATGCAGCATCTGCAGATTGTCTTGTCCCAAATATGAGTTTCACGATCACTGCTTGGCACATCTTTTCTGACACCACATTGTGCGACTATATCCACGTGGCATTTCAGTTCGGGAATGGTGTTGACAGCGATCTTTTTCAGCATTTCAGTTTTGGTGAAATCGACGCGCAAGGGATGACCCATGGTGGGATCGCATATGCGTCCAGCAGATATTCCCGTGGATATGCTTTGAACAGCAATTCTGGCACAGCTGCAGCGGATTGGAATAGCTTGAACAGAAGCAGCTTCCATTTCGCTGGAAACGTTGGTGAAAAAGATAATGGTCTGACCGAACTTCGTTGGATGATCAATGGCCCAACCCCTGTCGATGCTGGCGCATCATATCCTGCTGTGGACATCCTTCAAGTCAGTGGCAACAATGTCTGGGATTGCATCAGAATGGGTGGTGTTTTAGAAAACCCGGCTTCCACTTCTTTGGCTGCAAGCTGGAAACTTGCTTGGTGCGCTTTGATACCACAGCCCATGCCGTTCGCTGGTTCGGTGTCGCTTATGCCTTTGCCTTTCGTGATCACCAATGGTGGTGGCACCGGCAACTTTGGAACATGGTGTGGGCAATTCCCCAACGTTCGATATTGCAGCATGACAGGTCACAATCCGGGTGATGAAATCACCTTTGCCGGTGAAACGTGGAAGCTGTTTCCATGGTTGAAGAAGACTGACAATTCTGTGTTGAATGATGCAAGCATAGTGGCATCTGGCACAGCTGGCTTTGCATATAAGAAAGTCCTGTAAATGGCATTCTTTATCACCTTTGGACCTGCAGCCACAGATGCACCAGTTGCTGGAACCAACCACTATGCAATCAATGCTGACAACTATGTTCAGGGAACAGAAGGTCTGTCAATTGTTCCTGAAGCGTTCAATTTCAATGACACTGACATCGCTGCTGCACCCGCCAAACCGTTCGTTGGTCAGGCATATGAAATGGCCAGCATGCATCGGGACTTCCACTTCAGGTTCTATATGATCCCAGTCGAACTTCGCCTGTCGAACCCGACCATTGATGTGCCAATTTCCTTCACGATGTGGAACACGCATCGCCAACCACAGACCCTGATCAGCCTGTCCGTGGTTGGGTCCAACGTCCTGACCTTTGGGCTTTCACCGACCGACATAGTGCGTGACAGCATCCTTTTGACCACTGATGTGACCATCGGTGCCGGTGAACCAAACATCGACGCTGTTGCCAGTTTTGAATGGACTGATGAAACAGTGATGCTGGCGATCATCGCGACCGTGTCGGAAACCTTCAACCTTGTCCCTGATGTGCCGGTGCGTGAAACTTGGCAATATCTGACTGACATCATCACCACCTTCGATGGTGCTGAACAGCGGATCGCATTGCGTCCCAATCCACGTCGGACCATGGATTTCGATGTTGACATTCTTGATCTGGCAGATCGTCGGGAACAGTATCAGCTGATCTTCAAGAACATGGGTCTGCAGGCAATCATTCCGGCTTATCATCACGCCACAAACCTGACCGGGATCACACCGATTGGTGGGTCCAAATATCTATTCGATCCAACAGTGACCCAGATGCGTGTCGGGGAATATTTGGTGGTGATCAATCCACAAACCGAAGAAGCCCAAATCACACAAATTCTGACAGTTGATGTTGACGGTGCAACTGGCACCAGTTCTTCAGGGGTTGACCTTGACCCGACTTGGTATGTGTATCCAGCCCACACCATGATCATCAGAAATGGTTCTGGATTGAATATGCAGCAAGTAAGTGGCAAGTTGAATATGAAGACTGAAGGCTTCAGCACACCAGCCTTGCCCCGTCCAAATGCAACACCAACCATCGCACAGCTTGGCGGTATTGACATCATGGAAATGCGACCATTGATCAGCGCTGATGAAAAGTTCAGCTTTCGAACTGACGTCATCGACTTCGAAGTTGGTGTCAAAGATATCAAACGGAAAGCTGATCCACATTCGACTATCAGTGGGACACGTCGATGGCGTGTCAGCCGGTATGACAACCCGGATGAAGAAGACTATATGAGACAGTTTATTGACAACCAGAAGGGCGCACACAAGGCTTGGTTAATGCCAACCTTCTTCCCTGACCTGACCTATCTGTCTGGCGCGACGAACCTGTCTGGTGTGATCAATGTTGCTGAAGTGGATTTCCCTACACTATTCTTCATATATAACACATGGAAACAGATCAGGGTCGACTATGAAAATCTTCCACCATCTTATCACACCCTGTCGTCTGCAGTGGTGAATGGTGCTGGAACTGAAACCATTTTGACCTTGAACCCGGTCTTGGCAGATGATGCAGAAGTTGCTAATATCACCAAAATCTGCTTCATGCACAAGGTGCGTGGACATGACACCATTCGCAGGCAACACCTTGCCCGTGAAACTTTTTACACTTGGGCAATTAAAACGGTGGACGACTAAATGGCATATCAAGATAATGAAGGCAGTGTCCAAGGTGGTGCCCCGATTGAAGTTTATCGTTTTGTTGGGACATATAAGACTTATCGTTACACATCCTATTCGGAAACAGTGACTGTCAATGGTGATGTATATACACCCATTGCCATCACCAGATCAGTTTTGAAGGTTGGGACACAAGAAGAAAGTCAGCTGGCTTTGGAAGTCAGCCTTCCATTTGCTGATCCAATGGTTCAAGATTATGGTTATGATCAGTCACCACCAAGCTTGACATTGGAAATAATTCGTGCCCATGCCAATGATCTGAACGACACTGTCACCTTGTGGAAAGGACGTGTCACATCCTTCACAGTGGAAGGCCGGATTGCTAAGGTTCGGGTGCCAGCCATCTTTGGCTATATCCTAACTGGCACGACCCCTTCACCACGTTATCAGGCACCTTGCAACCATATCCTATATGACAGCCGCTGTGGCGTCCTTGAAGCGTCCTTCAAGGAAACCACGACCATCACATCCTTCCTGAACAACATCATCACCGTGGCGGCGATCACACAGGTTCCTGCAGACCTGTCAGCTGGTATGCTTCGCATTACGACAACGGGTGAAGCGCGAATGATCACAAGCATCATTGGTCTGGATATCACGGTCACCTATCCCTTCAGCAGCATTGACACTGGACTGACTGTTGATTTAGTTCAGGGATGTGATCACAGCTTTGCAACATGCAAGTCGAAATTCACCAATGGTCCACAATACGGGGGTTGCCCACTGGTTCCTGCACGCAACCCATTCACAAGCAAGATTTGAAAGATAAAGCATGATCTGGTTTCAACTCGCACTATTTATTGTTTCATTCTTGCTGACAGCTTTGTTGGCACCAAAACCTGAATTCGAAAATGCACGTGCAGGTGCATTGCAAGACGTCCAGTTTCCAACTGCAACTGAAAACGCACCTATCCCATTGATCCTTGGTCGTGTTCGACTGAAGGGTCCGAACACCCTATGGTATGGTGACTATGAAGCGAAGCCAATCACACAAAAAGTGAAGACAGGGTTGTTCAGTTCATCACAGGTGGTCATTGGTCACACCTACTTCGTTGGGGTTCATCTTGGGCTATGTCTTGGACCTGCTGTTGAACTGATTGAAATCTATTTAGATGATGAACTGGTCTGGACTGGTGACACTGCTGGTGCTGCTGAAACTGTGATCAACATCAACAAAGGAAGTTTGTTTGGTGGATATAAAGAAGGTGGTGGTTGGGTTTCAACTGGCAAATTCTACAATGGAAATTTCACACAAAATGTTGATACCTATATGGAAGGTCAAGTTGGTGCCGGGAATGTGCCTGCCTATAATGGCATGTCACATATCGTTTTCGAAAAAGCCAACATTGGGGAACAGAACAATCTTCGCCCATTTGCCTTCGTTCTGGAAAGTTTCACCAATGCATTAACCCTTCCCGACAGTGGCACTGTAAATGGTGGGTTGGATATGAACCCAATGGAAGCACTTTATCAGATAATGACAGATGATTGGCGTGGTCTTGGGATCAGTACAGCTGATATTGATTTGACTGATTTCGCCACAGCTGGTGCCACTCTGCATGCTGAAGGAAATGGTGTGTCGGTGATCGTGACATCTGAAGCTGATGGCAAGAAGGTGATCAATGAAATCCTTCGTCAGATTGATGGGATGATGTATCAAGACCCGGCAACTGGAAAGATCAAAATTAAATTGATCCGGGATGATTATGTTATTGATGATCTTCCAATCTATGATGAAGGTGGAATTGTAGCAGTGAAATCATTCACCAAAACCACATGGGATGAAGTTCGTGCCCAAGTGAAAGTGATGTATCCACAGCGTGACCGCGACAGTGACCGGGTGGCGATTTCACAAGACATGGCTGTTGTTGCAACCATCGGCAAGTTGCTGACCAACACAATGTCATTTCCATTTTGCTATGACACCGAATTGGCAACAAATTTGGCATCAAGGGAACGGTCACAGGTGTCTGTGCCCCTATTCCGTGCCACTATCCAAATGAACAGAAGTGCCAACACTTTGCGACCCGGTTCAGTTTTCAAATTCAGTTGGCCTGAATACAATATTAACAGCCTGATCATGCGTGTTCAACGTTTCGATCTTGGCGAACTGGTTGATGGAAGGATTGTGGTTGAAGCGATCCAAGACAGCTTCGCAGTGTCGGACACAGTATTTGCTAATCAACCACCAAGCAGCTGGGTCAATGTTGAAGTTCTGCCAACAGATATTGTTGCCAGTCGGATCGTGCAGATGCCACGCTTCTTCATAAGCAAACTTGAATTCCCTATTCCTGCCACCAACCTTGGCTTCGTTCCATTAGCAGCACAGCCGGGAACAGCGTCAAACTTCTATGATGCCTTGATCTTCAACAATGGTGCTGGTGACACAGTTGATGATGCGTTGCGTGAACCAGAATTCGTGCCCTATGAAGCCAGTGGTTTATTGACCACTGAATATGATCAATTCACTGGATGGCTGACCGGCAAGGATACCACAGTTGGGATCGTATTGAACAACGTCCTTGGTGATGAACTATTTGCCACATCTTTGACCGATCCTGAAATCCATGATGAATATTCTGGGATCATCATCATGGGCGATGAATGGATGGCCTATGGAACTGCGACTGACAATGGCAGTGGCAACTGGACCTTGACCAATATCCAACGTGGATTGTTTGGAACCACCATTGAAACCCATGCAGTTTCAACCCGTCTTTACACAATACCTGTCGAAGCCTTTGGGTTTGGCAATCTTAGCACGCTGGCAAAGAACGTCCAGTTCACCACACGACTTCTGGACACAGCTGGTGGATCAAGACAGGCCAATGATGAAGGTGCAGCTGTCCTGACAACGTTCACCGACAACCTGAATGAATTGCCAGTCCATCCAACTGACCTGCAGCTGGACGGCACACGCGCCTTGAACCATATTGTTGGTGACCAAGTTGCCAGAAATATCACATGGTCACCACGGCAAGCTGAAGTGCTGGCTGCAGCCTTTGATGGTGATGCAGCTGAAACCCCTGATGAAGTCGAAAACTATCTGATCGACGTTTATGTTGGTGGGGTGTTGAATGCCACATTATCTGGAACTGTTGCTGATAGTGTCTTGACCTATTCAATTCCCTTCAACTTGACCAGCATCAATGAAGCTGATGTTCAAGCAAGGGTGTTCGCAAGAACATCTGCAGGGTCATTGGTGTCACTCGGATATGGTATCTATCCATTTGAACTAAGCCAGTTCCTTCCCGGAACAGCACTATCAATCACAAATGCTGATGCTGAAACAGGTGACGTCACTGGTTGGACATCATCTGTTGGAACCATGACGGTCAGGGCAACAACACCAAACCCACATGCTGGAAGCTGGTATTTCTATGCAGGTGCATTCGCAACAACTGAATCATATCAGGATGTGGCTGTTCCAGTTGGTGAAGAAACCAACATCGACGCTGGAACAGCACTGATCTATTTGGAATGGTATCAGACATCATTTGCAGGCAGCGACGAAGCAAACATCAAATTGGAATTCTTCGACAACGTCATGACCAGCTTGGGCACAAATGCTGGACCCGGCTTGGTTGCATCATCATCTGCACAGTGGAACCTTCGTCAAATCAGTGGTGTATCTGTCCCAGTAGACACAAGAACAGTTCGGATCACCCTTGAATTCAACAGGGTTGCAGGTGGCAACAGTGATGGATATATTGACACAATCGCGGGATCAATCGCATGACACAAACAAACCTGACCAATAACCAACAGAAAGATCAGTTCAAGAACCGTCGCAAGATGGCGTGGCTGTCCTTCTGGTTCCTGTCAGTGGGTGCCATGGTCCTTGTGGTTGCTGGTATGACCTTCACGGGCGTGGCGGATCGCGTTCAGGCCATGTCGTTTGTCTTGGGCACTGTGTTTGGTGTTTGGGCTTCAGTGATATTGGCCTATTTTGGTGCAAGCACTTTCACACAAACACGTGAAACAAAAAACCAGACCGATGAAATATCAATAAGGAACAGTTAAATGCTTGGATTATCAGGAATAAAAATGGCGATCTATGGTTTCGTTGGGCTTGCCATTGTCACAACGATCACCTTGGGGTATAGCCACTATAAGGGAATTGTGTCTGATTTGGCAGTGTCAATAGCTAATGAAGCCAAGCTGGAACTAGCCATTGATGTTCAAACTGAAACGATTGTTGCAGCCCAACAGAACGCGACCGACTGGAAAGATGCTTATGCTGCATTAGAAGCCCAAGCTGAAGTGGTTCGACAGATCGCGGTCGAAGCCCAAGCAGAACAGGAAAGATTGAATGGCCTATTTGCAGAACACGACCTTAATGAACTGGCCGGTGCCAAGCCGGGTCTTATCGAAAGCCGTCTTAATTCTGGCACTGCTAGGATTGGTTGCATGCTCGAAACCGCAAGCGGTGCCGTTGGAAATCTCGACTGCCCCAATTGATCTTGATCGACCACCCGACGTCATCCTGCCTGATGCGCCACCCCCGGTGGTCATGTTGCCCGTCACTTGGGTGGTTGTGACCCCCGACCGTTTGCCATCTATGGATGAATGGGTGCTTTTTGGACTTGCGCCAGCCGACTATGAAAGGCTATCACAGAACCAAGCTGAACTTCTTCGGTGGATCACAGAAGCCAAGCGGCGAATTGATCTGGCTAAAGCGCAACAGGAATAGGAAATCACCATGGATGGCATCACACTGACACAACTTTTGACGATCTTGGGCTTGGTCCTTGGTATCATTTCCTTCGTGGCCGGGATCGTCTGGAAACTGTGGCAGCGTGTGATCCAGAATGGACGCGACCTGTCTGACTACAAACTGGTGGTCGCGAAAGAATATGTGAATTCAATCCAGCTGACCGAAATGGAAAAGCAGGGTGCCTTGCGTGAACAACGCTTTCACGATTCAATGGAAAACCTGACAAAACGCATCGACAGAATACTGGATCGGCTTGACCGTCCATAAAAGGATAACACATGCCTGCATCAACATATGAAGTGGTGGAAGCCGCCTATATCAAACTTGGCGGTGACAACGTCGCAGCAATTCAACGTGAAACTGGCCTTGCCCGTGGGACAGTTCGATTTCATATGAAGAAGTTGTTGATCGAAAAGCCTTTGGTGGCTGGATCAATAAACAGCCGGGAAATGATCGTCAACAAGTTGCCCAAGGGTGACGAAATTGCACGCTACATCCTGACATCAGCCCAATCCAACACGCACCTGTTCGAACCCTTCTGGGAAAATCTGACAGCAATGTCTGAACATCTGGACGCGACGATGTATGTCGCATCATATTCCTACAACATCCACGCCTATGGCAAGAAAGCTGTGAAGCGTGGAACCCACACCCCCAAGCGTTATGGCTTCGATCCTGACAGAAGTCTGTGGTATGACCACCGGGTCGAACCATACTTTGACCAGTCGGACGAACGCATCCAGCTGGCACCCGGCCTGATCTGGTGTGGGGAACACAACACCCTTCCAACCGCTGCACGACCCCTGACCGGCCTTGAAGGTCACACGGGTGCCAATTCAGCGATCTATCCACACGCCAAGATGGCGATGCAAAGCGTTCCAACGTCCCACAAGGACCACTGCAAGTTCCTTTACACCACAGGCACCGTCACAACCCGGAACTACATCCAGAAGCGTGCAGGGCTGCTTGCAGAGCATCACCACGTCTATGGTGCCCTTCTGGTCGAAGTGAACAGCGATGGCGACTGGGGGTGCCGACAGCTGAACGGTGGGGAAGATGGAACCATCTATGATCTTGACATGAAGATCGCAGGGGGTCGCGTGATCAACGGTGTGCCGGTTGGGGTGATCACATGGGGTGACATCCATGCACTGATGATCGACGAAAACATCAAGGACGCTTCGTGGGAACCCGGTGGCATGTTGGACACCCTTCGTCCCAGATATCAGACCATCCACGATCTGGTAGACTTCAGGGCACGCAACCACCATGACCGTGGCAATCCACATCGAATGTTCAAGCGCTTCATCACTGGCATGTTCAATGTCGAAGATGAAATGCAGGACGCTTCTGACTTCCTACATTATGCAGACCGCGACTGGTGTCAAACCATTGTCGTCAACAGCAATCATGACAATGCCTTTCTGCGATGGCTGCGTGAAGCTGACTATAAATCCGACCCAACCAATGCGATCTATTTCCTTGAAGCGCAGCTGGCAGCATACAACGCCATCAAGGCACGGGACAGCAACTGGCTGACCACGGAATGGGCGATGCATCGTGCCAAGGCACCTGATGGCGTCACCTATCTTCGTGAAGACGAAAGCTGGGTGCACCTTGGGATCGAACACGGAATGCATGGTGACCTTGGGCCAAACGGTGCCCGTGGAACACCAATGAATTTGTCCAAGATGGGCTTGAAGGGTAACAGTGCACACACCCATTCAGCTGCAATCGTCGATGGACAATATGTGGCAGGGACAAGTTCCAAGTTGGATATGGAATTCAACACTGGACCTTCGTCTTGGTCACATTCCCATATCGTCACTTATGAGAATGGGAAGCGTGCAATCATCACCATGAAACATGGCCAATGGAGGGCTGAACTATGAGTTATCAACTAGGAACCGCATCGAAACGTCGCCTGAAAGGTGTTCACCCTGAACTGGTCAAGGTGGTCAAGAAGGCGATCCTTTACACCACCCAAGACTTCAGCGTGACGTCGGGTGTTCGAACCCGGACTGAACAAAAGGAACTGGTCAGGATCGGCGCATCCAAGACCATGAACAGCATGCACCTTGTGCAGAAGGATGGGTTCGGTCACGCGGTTGACCTTGTCCCTTATGCCAACGGTGGACCACGCTGGGAATGGCCTTTGATCTATCCTGTGGCGCTGGCAGTGAACCGTGCAGCCAAGGAAGTCGGTCTGGTCTTGCGTTGGGGTGGCGTCTGGGACGTCGATTTCAATGACTTTGGGCACCAACCCGGCACCATGAAAAAGGCGGTCGCTGACTATTGCGTTCGACATGCCGGTCCCGACTTCATCG